GTATTATTAATCCATGAAGGAATACCTGAAGCTAAACTAAGTATTTGTCCGTTTGTACCTGCTGGTAATTTAGCTAATGTGTTTGTAGCTGATGAATAAATAATATCACCAGTCGTGTAAGAAGTTAGTCCTGTACCGCCTGATGTAGCACCTAATGTACCTGCTAATGTAACAGCACCTGATGTGGCTGTACTTGGTGTTAATCCACTTAATGATGTTTGGAACGTTGTAACTGCTGAGCCTGATAAAGTACCCCATGTTGGAGCAGATCCTGTATTACCTATTAAAAATTGTCCTGTAGTGCCAGCCGCTGTCACACCTAATGCAGATGTACCGTTACCATATACAATACCATTAGCTGTAAATGAAGTAACGTTTGTACCACCTGCTGCTACGGGTAATGTACCTGCTGTTAAAGCTGAACTTGATGTTGAATATAATGCGTAGTTAGCTGCAGAGAAAGAAGTTAACCCTGTACCACCATATGCAGTACCTATCGTGCCACCGTTCCATGTACCGCCTGTAATGACGGAAGTGCCAAGGTTAAAAGCATTCGTACCAAACGTAACGCCTTCTGGAAGATAGGCATGTAAATCCCATGTACCACCAACAGTGCTGTTAATAGTTAAAAATACTGCTGCAGCTCCGCCAGAAGGGATTGTTCCAATAGCCCCAGTAGCATAATCTTGAAGCGTTAGGGTTCCAGTCGCCATATTATTAAACAGAAATGCTACCCCAGTAGACAGGGTGGTAGCATCAGGCATTGTGTATGTTTGATTGCCAGTACCAGAAAGCGTATGAATATAACTTGATGCTGTAGTTAATGCGGTGACACCGCCAGCGGCTGATGTATTTGTATTAGATTGATTAAGTCGGTTTACAGCTACGTTTTGATTGGCATCTCGTAACATTACAGAGTTAGCGCCAGATGATGTAGTGACACCTGTTCCGCCATAAGCTACACCTATAGTAGAACCATTCCATGTACCAGAAGATACTGTGCCTAATGCACTGACATTACTTGAACTATCTAGGTTAACTGATTTACTTGAGGGGTATGTAACAAATACATTGACTACACCAGAGAATGTAACCGCAGTATTAGAATTGCTTGAGGATAGAATGGTCGTACGAGTTAATGTAGGTCCCGTAGTAGAGTAAGTACCAATACCTACTTCCCAGTTACCTGCCGCATCTGTCGCAGAATAATAGGTTGTGTTTCCGTTACCAATAACGGCAAAGGATTGAAACCCAGTAACTAACGAAGTTAGGGTAAAGCTGACTGTGGTGTTAGCCGTACCCTGTTGCTGGACACGATCATTTAACGCAAGAGCCATTTAAGCTCCTTAGCTAGTAGCTGTTGTAGAGTATGTAACGCTTACTGTATCGCCAGCTGTTGTAACTTTAGCTGTTGTAAATGCACCTGCTGAGTACAACACACCGCCAGTATTAGATTGAGCCGATGTAGCACCAGTACCTGTTACCAAGAAACATCCGCCTACTGTACCGCCAGCACCTGTAATTGTATAAACAATTGCTGTTGCTGCAGATGTAGTTACGTTTGATGGTGTTGAACCTGCTGATGTTGCTGATGCAAACACTGCTGTGCCACGAACTGCTGAACCACCTACTGTGTAATTAACAAATTCTGTCCAGCCAGCATGTGACGTTTGTGTGTCTGATCCTGTACCAAATGTTGGTGACGCACCTGAAATAAGACCTAAAAATGGACCTGTTACAGAATATGAAGAACCTTTTAATAAGGTATCTAACATGAGTTGTTTACCTACAGCGTTTACTAGATTAGGAAATGAGTCTTCCCATTTTAAATTGCCATCTTTGTCATGACATTTTACTTCATAAAAACCTTCAATACCTACAGTTTCATTAGCAGCAGCACCAGCATTTAGCGTGATGGTAGCATTATCCCCAAATCCACCTTTTTCGTTTTGATTCATAATTACTCCTTAACTTATTCTTAAAATGGCACTTGTTGAATTTGCCGTTGGAAATTGCACTGTGAAACTAGTTGTTGCTGTTTTATCAGAGCCAAAATTTAATACAAAAACTGCCGCATTTGTAGTGCTATTATAAACTAAAGCACCCCTACAAGTAAAATTTGCTGGGGTCCATGTGACGTTAGCAAATGATAAGTAAGCTGTATTATCTTCTGTATCTGAAAGTATTGTTGTGGGGGTTAAAACTACCCCTCCAGCCGCATATCCTGTGCCTGTAACCTCATTAGTTGTGGTATAGGCGGTAGTAGCATCACCTAGATCTGCTAATGCGTTATAAAGAGCTATTTTATATGTATATGGCGTGCCTGCATTAAAGTTCTCAAGACCTTTAAGCATGTTAGATTTAAATACTGTACAAGCGGTTTGGGTTATCATAGAGATACCTCATATCTATTATGCTTAGATAAGTTATGTTTTTCTGGTATAACCTGTAAATTTTCAATCATATGTAGTCCTGATACTATTTTGCCTTGTAATGGAATAATATGGTCAACATGCCATTTAAATCCAAACATTTTAGTCCTTAAAGCTGCTAATTCATAGGCTTCTTTTATAAGCCATAGATCATCTTTTGTAAGCCATTTAGGTATACGCTGTATCCTTGCTGCCCGTCTTTTTGCTACAGTATTATATTTATTCAAATATCCTTTATCCGTAGCTTCGTACTTTTTTACTGCCTCAGATCTGGAAGTTTTACCCTCTATAGATTGAGAGTATTTTTTTGCTGATAACTTACCTTGCTCTGAATGTCTATATTTTATATTACGATCTAGTCTTTTCTGATGTAATAAAGGATTGCTCATTTCAGCATTATATTGGCATTTTTTACAAATGTGCCTATATCCATGCGTATGCTTTTTAAATGCAGTTATTTCTTTATCTTGCAAACATTTTTTACAAGTTCTCAACTATTTACTCTTAGCTTGGTCTGCCCGTCTCTAAATGCGTCACCTCTTTCAAGGCCGTCACCAAGACGTTTAAGTTGTTGTACAGCTTCTTGATACTTATCTTCGTAATTTTTAATAACATCTGGCTCTTGTTTTTGGAATATCATAGCTTCACGCATAGAACCATAAAATAAGACTGGATCATAGTTATCACCCAGCCATGAAGTGCCAGTTGAATTAGATACACCAGTTACAGTTGCAGTAAATCCAGAACCAGCGCCACCTAAGTTTGCTGTAGCGGCACTTAATATATTGCCTACTACATAGAACTGACCACCTTCATTTAAAGTGATTGAGCTCACTGCACCAGATGAATTAATGACAATAGTAGCTGTAGCACCAGATCCAGAACCACCAGTTAACGATACGTTTTCGTATACGCCAGGAACATATAATGACCCTACTGTGGTAATAGCTATTAATGTAATTTGACCTTGCACAATGGTGGGTGGGTAATAGTAATAATGTAATTCAGCATTGTAGCTTGCATCAGGCGTTGGTCCTAAAATAAGGGACAGCTCATTAATAGCACTATATTGAGATCCAAATAAAGCATAATGAGTTGGCGTTCCTGTATCAGTAGGGCTAGGAAAAGCTTGTCTAATATAGTTTACATCTTTGTTTAAAAGATATTCATACGTTCCATCTGCATTAATAACAGCAAAAGAATATGTAGATAACCAATCGTTTGGAAGTGATAAGTATTTATTGCCAGATGTCAAAGTACCTGTAACGTTTTTACGTAACGAAGGTAATTGAACTGAATTATAAATACGCTCTTCAGCTTCTTGAACAAAAACAGGTATATTAGCTACAAAAAGTTGTTCTGTAGTTTCCGCATAATCTTGTATTGCTTGATACAGTTGAACGTAGTTCATTACTATCCTTGTTTACCGCTAATCTTACGACCTTTAGTAGCTGCGCCATATCCACGCATTTCTTTAACACCGTATGGATTTACTTCGCCATAATTACCTTTGCTAACACCACCAACAGACATATTCATTTTGCTTATTCCGTTACCAGGCATAGCTACCGCTTCTTGTTCTGTACCATTTGGATTAGTCATAGGTTGTTTATAAACACCAATGTCATTACCACCGCCAGAAGGATATTTAAATCCAGTATAGGCACTAGCATCTTTATTCTCTTTAGCGTGACCTAAAGGATAAGCTTCTGCTGGTGTCACTGGAACTTTGCGTTCTTTAGTCATAATTATTTACCTTTTTTTTGATTCATTGCTCTTGCTAAATTGCGTCCAAGTTTCTTCATAGCTAATGAAGTTACTGAAGATGCGCCCTTAGAACCTTTACCAGATTGAATTGCAACAGTAGGTCCTGAATCACCTAGATTTTTGCCTTTAGTTTTACCTTGTTTGGTAATACCATCAGCTGCTTTTTTAAATGCCATTTTGTTTCTCCTAATTAAGTTGTGACAATTGTTACATCGCCTATTATAACATTACTTATAAGGTGGTTAGGCGTTAATAAAGTATCAAATGAACTTGCTCCACCAACTGGATTCCAACCCCACTCAATCTGACGGCTACCATCTTGAGGATAACCATTATCTTGAATGTTGAAAGAATTGTTTTGCCCAGTTTGTAAGCCAGTATTACCAGACACTTGATAAGATACATCTGGTCTTGGTTCACGTACTGCTTGTGGATCATTCACAGGATACATGCCAAGCAATAA